TGGCGCCCTCCAGCGCCTGCGCATTCGCCTGGAGCATCTTGTCGGCGTCATCGAGCGCCGCCTGCGCCTCGTCGCGCGCGGTCGGCACCGGAGCGGCGGGCTCGGGCGCCGCGGGCTGCGCGGTGCTCTCACGGATCGCCGCGGCGGCGTCGGCCGCCACCGGATTGTCCTGGCCCAGCACCTGGACCTTGGGTGCCGCGGGGATGGCATCGAGGTCCGGCGTGGCCGCCGGCGCGTGCCCGCGCACCCCTGCCGCACCGCCGACGGCGCCGCCCATCAGGCCGCCGATCACGCCGCCCTGGACCGCCTGCTCGGCAATCTTGCCGGGCTCGTAGCCCTGCTGCGTGCCGGCCTCGATGTTACCCGTCTGGGTAAAGCCCTCCTGGGTGGCGTTCTGCAGGGCCTCGGTCCAGGCTTCCTCGACGCCGTGCTGGCGCGCCGAGCCGAGCACGCCCTTCTCCAGCGTGCCGGCCCCGGCCTTCGCCGCCGCGGCGCCCGCGCCGAAGCGCTCCATCGCGAGCCCGAGCGCGGCCATGTAGACCGGCTTGTAGCCGGCCGCGGCCTCGACCAGGCGGCGCTTGGCCTCGCCCTCGTCGAAGCCCATGTCCCGGTACTCGGCATAGACCGGGCTCTGCTGGCGCAGCGTGTCGTCGGGGCTGTCGAGGATGCCCTTCTGGATGTCCTCGAACACCTGCCCGCCCATCAGGGCGCCGTTGACAGCCCCCGAGGCGACCATGCCGGCAGCGGCGCCGGCCGCACCGCGCACCGCCCCCGCGACGATGCCGCCCGGCAGGATGCCGGCGAGCAGGGACGGCGAAGCGCTGGCGAGCTTCAGGCCGATGGCCGAGCCCTTGTCGACGTCGCCGCTCCACATCGAGCCCTCGCCCGGCAGGATGCCGGCGCCGAGCGCCCGCTGCGCGCGGGGCGACATCTGCTTGATCTGGGCGTCCGAGCCTTCCTCGGCCCAGCGCCGCGCGCCGGCGAGCGCGCTGTCCTCCTCGGCCCCGGTGACGTACTGGCCGGCCGCAGCGAGCCCGCCGACCACGCCGTAGGCGCCCGACAGGGCGGCCCGGCCGTAGTCGCCCCAGGTCGGCGGGGCGGCAGCGGCCTCCGCGTCCTCGACGGGCTTGCGGTAGTTCGGGTCGAGCTGCTCGCCGAGCGCGTCGAGGTCGATCGTTCCAGCCATCTCAGCGCTCCACCCGGTCCGACACGCTCTCGCGGAGCAGCTTTTCGTAGTGCTGGTTCTTCTTCAGCTTGCGCAGCTGCGGGATATCCATGTCCGGCCGGCCGTCCGGCCCGACCTCCCGGAGCAGCTGCTCCTTCTGGCCCTGCTTGCGGGCCCGGCGCTGTGCCATCTCCGCCTCGCGGTCGACGCCGTAGCGCTGGTCGGCATCCCGGATCACGCCCTGCATGCGGGCCTGGGCCGGATCCTCGGGGATCGCGCCGAACGGGTTCGGCTTCTCGGTGACCTTCGGCTGGGCCGCGGCAGCCTGCTCGCGCGCCCGGCGGCGCAGCAGCGCGATCTGGGCGAGCCCGTCCGCCGAGACGTTGACCGGCGGGCTGTCCCCGAACTGCACCCGGCCGTCGTCCAGCACCTGGGCGGTGCGCCCACCCAGGACTGCGTTGCGCACGATGTCGATGGACTGGTCGATCGACATCGCGTTCGCACGCGCGATGCCACCCGCCGCGGCGTGGTAGGCGAAGCGCTCGGTCTGGTCGAGCTTGCTCGGGTCGTCGACACCTCGCAGCTTGGCGAGGTTCGCGTCGATCTTGTCGAGGGTCTCCGGGTCGAACTCGCCCTCGTGCTGGCGGTAGCCGATCTCGGCCCGCCGGCTGTCGAGGTCCTGCATCTGGGCCTGGGTCAGCACGCCCGCGTTGTTGTACTGGCGCGACTTCTCCGCGTACTGCTGCTGCAGCGGGGCGATGGCGCGCTCCTTGGCGGTGCCCTTACCCCCGCCAGTAACCCCGGTCGCCGGAGCCGTGCCGGTGCCGGCGTTCGCCCGCACCCGGCCGCGGTTGCCCAGGATGACGTTGTCGAGCTGGCGCTTGAGCAGCGCCCGGCCGCCGTCCGCCGCGCCCCAGGTGCGGGCTTCCTCGATCGCGTCCTGCAGCTGCTTCCTGGCCTCGGTGTCGTCCGGGTTCTCCGCAACCTTCTCCTGCAGGATCTGGATCTTGGTTCCGATCGCGTTGGCCTCCTGCTCGTCCTGGGACTTCTTATCGGACGCCGCCTGGCGCTCGCCGGCCTTGCTCTCGGCCAGCTCCTGGCGCTGACGCGCGAGGTCGTTCTGGGTCTCGCGCTGGCGCTGCGTCAGGAACTCCTTGCGCAGGCGCAGCTTCTCGCGCCGGTCGAGCTTGTCGTAGGCCGCGCGCTGCTCGGGCTTCATGCTGTTGAGGAACTCGGTGTCGGGGGTCGCCGTCTCCTCGTAGGCGGTGAGCGCGTCCTGGCGCTCCTGCTCCTGGCGCTGCTTGAGCTGCTGGGCGGGGGTGAGCTTCGCGGCCCGGTCCTTGAGCAGGTCGAGCTGCCGGAACCATTCGGTGCCGTTGCGCATGCCGGTGGCGGCCTGCATCATCTGGTCGATGCTCATCCGGCCGCGCTCGGTCAGGTCGCCGTTCTCGTCGTAGACGGCGTACTGCACGCCCCCGGGCCCGACCTTTTCCACCTGCGCGGTCTGGCCGTCCGGGAACTCGTTGTGGGCGCGGGTGAGCGTCTTGGCGGCCCCGGCCACGTCGCCGTTCTGCAGCTGCTGCTGGGCCAGCGTGCCGCCGGCCTGCATGTGGCCGCGCACGTACATCAGCATCGAGCGCGCGTAGTTGCGCGCCTTGTCGGGCTGGCCCTGCTTCAGGAAGTAGGAATAGCCAGCGTAGAGGCGGCGCAGCGCGCGGGCGTCCGCCGTCATCTCGCCGTTCGGGTCGATTTTTTGGTCGACGGCCCGCACCTCCTCGGGGGTGGCCGCGCCCTCGTTCTTGGCGAATGCCATGTAGCGGGCGCCGGCGGGATCCCTGATGGCCCCCGACTGCGCCTGCTTGAACCCAAAAAACTCGCCGATCGCGTCGAGGCCGTCCTTGATCACGTCGCCGAGCGTGGGCTCGGGCTTCGCGTCGCGGGCCGGGTCGCCGGTCGGGTTCTGCACCGACATGCCCTCGCCCGGGAGGCGACCGCCGGTGTCCGGGATCGCACCCTTGGGGGCCTCGTTACCTGCCGGGGTAAGCTCGGCGGGCCGGCGCGGCGGCAGCGGGGTCGGGTCCTTTGCCGTGACGGTCTTCGGCGCGCGGGAGGGCTTGGCCTCCTGGGCCGGGACGGCCGATGTCTCCTCGGCCGGGATCGCCTGCAGCTGCTCGGCGACGGGCTCGTTCGCCTGGACCTCACGCGGGGCCGGGGCCGGCGGGGCCTCGTCCGGCAGGGCGGCCGGCTGGACCTGGGTGGCGACATCGTCGTCCGCCGGGGCCTCCTCGGCCGGCATCTCGCGCATCCGCCACTCCAGCTCCTCCCGGGTCGGGACGGAGCCGCCGCGCGCGGCGGTGATCGTGGGCTGCAGGTCGTCCGGGATGGCGGTGTCGCCGGCGTCGGCCTGCTGGCCGGAGAGGCGCCGGAGATAGGAGCGCGTCGTGCCGAGCCGCGCGGCAAACTCGCCGCCCGGCCGGTTGTAGCCCTTGAACTTCCAGGCGTTCGCGAGCAGGCGGTTGGCCTCCTCCGGCGAGGAGGCGCTGTTGAGGGCGCGCGTCAGCGCCGGGTTCTCGGCCAAGGCGAACTTGGCCTGCGCCACCACCGGGTCGGAGGCGCCCGCCGTGAAGCGGCGCATGTTCGACAGGCGCTCGTTGCGCCACGACAGCAGGCCGCCCGAGGTGCCGGCCTGCCCGCGCTCGCTCGGATCCGACCATGCGCCCGCAATGTTCTTCGGGCTGTAGCCGCTCTCGTGCCGCGCGTACGCCGCGAAGGCCGCGAGCCCGTTCGGGTTCGTGAGCCCGCCATCCTTCAGGGCGCTGATGAACTTCGTCTCGGCCGCGCCGCCGCTGCCCGGCATGGTCATGGTGGCGCCGCCGCCCGCGAAGGACGGCAGGGAGCGCGAGCCGCCCGTGCCGCCGCCGGACCCGCCGACGCTCGGGGTGTCGGAGGTCGCCGCGCGCGAGCCGGCGTCGCCGCCCGACAGGTTGGCTTCCTCGGCGTCGATGCCCTTCTGATCCAGCTCGTGCTGGCGCTCGGCCGCCGAGCGGCGATCGCGCAGGGCGTTGGTGGTGACCTGGAACCCGCCCAGGAAATCGCGGACCTCTTGGGAGAAGCTCATCGGACGCTCACTCAGGGATAGCGGTGCTGACGGCCGGCTGCTCGTCGGGGAGCGCGGCCATCTCGGGCTGGGCGGTCGCGGCGTCCTGCTGCTTGCGGGACTGGTCGATCAGCTTCTGGAAGAACTCCTGGCCCTTCCACTGCACGACGTCCTTCGGGAGAATGAACTCGCCGGGCTGCACCCGGGCCGGGACGTCGTCCTGAATGGCGCCGCCCGACGGCGAGGCGGAGCGCGGGATCAGCATGCCGGCATGCTCGCGTGCCTCCATGCTGGCATCCGGGTCGGGAATGCCCTCGCCATACTCCTCGGGGTCCGGCACCGCGCCGCCCTCGGCGAACAGCCCGCCGGTGGCGGCCTTGAGGCCGATGCCCATGATGCCGCCGAGAATGCCGCCGATGCCGGAGCTGCTCTGCTGCTGCGCCTTGTAGCGGTCCATCTGGTTGTTGAACTGCGTGTTGAGCGCGTTCGTCCAGGTGCCGAGCGACTGGTTGCCGAGCTGCTGCCACTGCGTGCCGGTGCCCATGGTCTGGGCGCCGGTCATGGTGGTGGCGAGCCCGCTGTTGACCGCCGAGTTCCCGGCCTGCAGGGCGGTGTTGTAGCTCTGGGCGATCTGGCCCGGGTAGCCGCGCCCGACGTTGATCGCCTCGGAGCGCAACGCGCGCCCCGTGGCCTCGGCGTTGAGGCGGGCCTGGTTCGAGGCGCTGGCGCGGGCCGCCGCTTCCTGCGTCCGGGTCGAGATGTCGAGCGCCGCCGCGCGGGTCTGGCTCGGGTCGATGCCGAAGCTCTCCAGCCGCTGCTGGGCGGCGTCGCGGGCCTGCTGGAACTGCTGGCTGACGTTGGTCGCCGCACGGCCCGCCTCGAACTCCTGCCGCTGGGGCGAGGCGTAGTCCTCGGCCTCGTGCGCGAGCTGGCCTTCGAGGGGCTGGTAGATCTCCTCGTAGCGCTTGCGGTCGGCCCCGGCGTTGGCGTTGTTCTGGTCGTTGGTCTGCAGGGCGGCATCGACCACGCGATTGGTGATCGCGCTGTCGTTGGCGTACTGCTCCTTGGCCCAGGCCAGCTGCTGCTTGCCCAGCTCGAACGAGTATTTGGCCGCCTCGGAGCTGGCAGCGGCGATGCCGGAATAGTCCGGTGCGGGCGGTGGCTTCGGCTTACCCAACTCAGTAACCCCTGTGGTTTGCAGAGATCACGCGCGGCTGGATGGTAAGCCAGCGGCACTCCTCTCGTGTCATCTCCATAATGACCAGATCGCCGTCGTCCGGGCGCTCGATCATCGGATAGACGCCAGTCAACCTTGTCGCTTCTTTGAAACCCAAATGCAAGTTCAACTTCAGCGCGTCGGTGTTTGCTACGTGAACCCGCGCGAATACCTTCTTATACCCAAGTTGGACGAAGGGATAATGGAAGGCGATCCAGAGGAGATCGCGGTTCGCCCAGCGCGGCTTGAACGCCGCGGCGTGCATTTCGCAGGAGACGCCGGTCGCGTTGCCGTAGACCATGCCGCCGACGAGCTTGCCGTCGACGCGCCGCGAGATCACCTGCTCGCCCTGCGGATTGAACACCGCCCCGCCGGCGAGCCGCATGATCCGCATCCCGTCCTCGGCCTCGCCGATGTGGATCTGGTCGCTCACGGCTTGGGCTTCGGGCAGGCCGCCTTCACGGCGGCGCAGGCCGCCACGTAGGCTTTGAGCGGCTCGGGGTTGCCGAGCTGCTGGTGCACGAGCGCGTCGGCGAGCTGCTCCAGGGGCGGGTATTTGGCGCGGCGCGCGGCCCGGTAGTCGCCGGTGTGGCGGATCTTCACGGCGTCACCTCGAAGCGCGCGGTGCGGTAGGGGGCGCTCTCGACCGCCACCCAATGCGTCGTGCCCTGGTCGCAGCTCAGCTCGGCCTCGCCGTCCGTCACCACGTGGGTGCTGGTGTCATCCATCAGGCGGAAGCCCGACACCATCAGGCCGATGGTGAGCGTGCAGGGGGTCGGCAGCTGGCGCAGCGTGGTCCCGTCGAGCACGGCCGGGCAGGGCGCCTTCTCCCGGATCTCTCCGGTGGCGAGGTCGACGTAGTGCCCGTCGCAAGTCCCCTCCCCGATCCGGTGGCCGGGCGTGGCCGCGAGCGCGTCGGCGTCGGGGACCGGCAGCTGGCGGGTCGTCAGGATGTCTCCGGTGGACGGGTCGTACTCGACCACGCTGGTCAGGGTGCTCATCGCTTCAGTTCCATGACGACGATCGACATGCCGCCCGAGCGGTTGTCCGTGAGTTCAAAGGTGTGGGAGCCCGCGGTGAGCGCGAGGCTGACGATGTAGGTCCGGCTCATCGGCACGTAAAAACCGCCGCCGTTGACCCAATAGTTGTTGAAGAACGAGGCGATCGCGGTGCCGTCGACGGTCAGCGTGAAGGTGCCGGCCCCGCCCGAATAGGCGGCCGTGTTGTCGCCGTCGTAGTTGCAGAACACCACGACGTCGCCGCCGGCCGTGGTGCCGGTGACCGAGACCGAGCTGCCGGCCGACGTCGCCGCCCACACCTTGGTGATCGCGTTCGGGGCGAGCGCCGCGGTGTTGGTCGATCCGTCGACGATCAGGCTGCCGTGGATCCGCACGTCGCCCGTGAAGACGAAGTAGCCACCCGAATAGTCGAAGACCGTCTTCGCCGCGCTGCCGTCGAAGATCCGAAAGCTGTTCGTGGTGAAGACGGTCTCGGCGGTGCCATCGGAGTTGGCGACGATCGACATCCCGGCCTCGACCGGGGTGCCGCCGGCCGTCGCGCGCAGGAAGATGCCGAAGGCCGCGGTGGCCCCGGTCGGGGTCGCGACCGTCTGGAACAGCACGCGCCCGTCCGCCGAGATCTCGCCGTAGTTCACCTGGAGCGTCGTGATGTCGGCAGCGCGGGCCTCGTTGTCACTCGCATGGGTCGTCTCGACCTCGTCGATGCGGGCGTTGACGGTGGTGTTGTTGGTCTCAACCGTGGCTTCGAGCGTGGTGGTGCGCTGGGCCAGCGCCTCCTCGTTCGAGGTATGCACCTCGTCGACCTGCAGGATGTGCGCGGTGTTGCGCCCGGTCACCGACTTCAACTCGAAGATTCTTTGGTCGACGCCGTCGGTGCGCGGGTTCTGCCCGGTCAGCGCCTCGACGCAGGCTTTGAGCGCCTTGACCGTCTGCTGCAGGCTGGCGGGGTCCTGGGTCGGCTCCGGGATGCCGGGGTACTGGTAGGCGACGCGCGCGGCCATCACACGCCCCGCAGCTCGGTGACGGTGCGGGCGAGCACGATTTCTTGGACCGGGAGCGCGCCCTCGACCTCGACCTGCCAGGTGTCGGAGCGGAAGCCGGTGGGCAAGCGCAGGGCGCGGTTACTCAGCGAGGTAACCTCCTGCTCGTACACGAGGTCGCCGTTGGCCCAGACCCGGAGGGTGAGCAGCACCTCGCCCGGGTCGGGCGAAAAATCGGCCGGGCGGAAGCGCACCTGGGCCACGCCGAGGTTCTGCGGCGCCGGCAACACGAACTCCTTGCTGCGCCAGCGGTATGCCTTGGGGCGCGTCTCGACCGGCAGCCACTCGTAGAGGGTAGTGCCGTCGAGCAGCCAGGGCTTGCCCGACCAGACGTCGGTGCCGACGTACACCGTGGTGGTGGGCAGCGACAGAAACACCACCCCGCTCTGGCCGCCCGCGTCGGGGCTTGCCGCCGGCACCTGGACCGCGAGACCCGTCACCGGGGCCAGCGCCGCCGTGTAGGCGCCATATGCCTTGACCGCGCGCATCGCGCCGGGTGCGTAGCCCTGCCACTTCTCGCGCCCGATGATCGCGTCGGTCAGGACCTGGGAGCCGCCGGCATTGACGAGCGCGAGCCCGCCGGTGGTGGCGAAGTAGACGCCCTCGGGGGCGGACACGATCGACTTGCGCGAGAGGCAAGGCAGCGGCGCGTCCATGGTGGTGAGCGTCAGCGTCGCGGCCTGCGTGCCGGTGACGATCGCCGGGTTGCCCTGCGTCAGCACGAGGCAGGAGTTGCCGAACACGGCGAGACCGACGACCGGGTGCTGCACGGTGATCTGGTACTCGGCCGGCCAGGCATGCGGCCGGTAGTTCTCGGAGAAGTAGAGGGTGTTGCCGACCCACGAGACGAAGATCCCGTTCGGCATCAGGGCGAGGCCCTGGAGGCCGGCCGGCGGCCCGGCCCAGATGGTCGAGCCCAGCTCGCCCTGCCCGCTCACCACGATGTCGGACAGCCGGTCGGTGTAGACGGTGGTGCCGGGGGCGAGGTCAACGACCCGGAAGAAGGTGGTGGTGCCGTCCGAGCCCGTGACCGTGCGGTAGATCCGAATGGTGGTAACGACCGCCTTGCCGCTCTCGACGACCGGCTGCGGGATCGAGGACACCTGCCAGTCGGCGTCGGACGGCCCGGTTGCCTCGGCGCTGTCGGAGGGCTGGCCCTCCTCGCCGAACTCCGAGACGAAGGTGACGACATAGGAGCGGGTGACGGTCGGCGCGGTGTTCTCGCCGGTCTCGGGGTCGATCGCCCCGGTGCCCGGGACCACGCTGACGGCGGGCGCCGCGGCCGGGCGCTGCACGCCGAGCCCCAGGCCGGTCAGGTTGCCGGCCAGGATCATCGCCTTGGTGGCGTAGCGCAGGCCGGTCGAGGGCGAGCACCAGTAGTAGCGCTCGAAGCTGTCGTTGACGATCGGGGTGCGGACGACGTCGGTGTGCTCGTCGGCAAAGGCCATCCAGTAGGCCGCGTCGATGACGTCGGCCGCGCCGGTCGGCACCCGGTAGACGTGCTTGGTCCCCGCCGCGACCGTGGTGATCAGGCGGTTGCGACGCACGCCCTCGATCGCCCCGGAGACGAGCCGGGTGTCGAGGGCGGTGACGGCGGCGGTGTCCGGCAGCTGGCGCACGTCGCGGATCGGCAGCTGGCCGCCAAAATTCGTGATGCGGATGCCGGACATGGCGGCGCCTCAGAGCAGGCCGTCGAGGTCGGGGGCGGCCGGGGCGTCCTCGACGACGCGCTGGCGCAGGCGCTTGGGCTTCGGCTCGGGGCTTACCTCCGGGGTAACCTCGGCAGCCTCGGCGGCCTTGGCGTTGGCGAGCGCGAGCGCCTGGGCGTTCGCCTCGGCGTTGCGGCGCAGGATCGCGGCGACGTCCTCGCTGCCGACCGTCTCGGGCTCCGCGGGCGGGGGCGCGGCCGGCACACTGGCCTTGGCCAGGGCGGCGTTGTGCGCGGCGTGGCGGGCCAGCGCGCGGCGCCCGGCTTCCAGCTCGGCTTCGAGGCGCGCCCGCGCGCCAGCGCTCAGAACAGGTTCGGTCATGAGGTTTTCTCTGGGGTTATGGGGGCAGGTTCACAGGGCGGCACGCGGCTATTGCTGGCCACCGGGTGGGCTGGGTCGATCGCTCTTGAGCGCCGCCAGGATCGTGTCCTTCACGTCGTTGATGCGTTCGACCAAGCGTTTCTCGACCTTCTCCAGGTCATTGTGCCGGACGTATGCTTCGGAGACGTGGAGCCGGAACTGTTCGAGCTTCTCCTTGGTCTCGCGAAGTTCTTCTTCATGTGCGCCAATCTGCCGGACCATCCCGGCGACGTTGGTCCGCATGGTGACGAAAGCGACCAGCCCACCGATCGCCGCCAAGGCGAGGGTGATCAGGTTCCCGGCATCGATCGGGGGCATGGCATCAGGCGTCCTTCTTCGGGCCCTGGAGAAGCCCGGCCACGACCGCGCCGAGGCCGACGAGGACCGTCGTCGCCGTGCTGGCGGTGGCCGGATCACTCAGCACCGTTGCCAGGGCCGGCTTGCCGGCGGCGGTCGCGATCGCAGCGGCGAAGGTGAGGGCGCCCGTGATGACGCCGGCGGTGAGGAACTTGGACATGCAGGGCTCCTGTCAGGCGAACAGCGCGCGGAGGCGGGCGAGGAAGCCGGGCTTACCCGCCGGGGTAACCGGCACGGCATCGAGGACCGGGATCGCCGCCCCGGCGCGGATCGCCTTGAGCGCCCGCTCGGCCCACGCCTGGCGCTTGGCGAGCGCGACCACGCCCGGCCGCTCGAATTTCTCGCAGACGGCCTGGGTGGCGGCCGACAGGGTCGAGGTGGCGCGCAGCGCCTTGAGGGCGGCGGCCTCGGTGCCGCCCAGCTCGAAGCAGAGGAAGCCGTAGTTGGCCTCGTCGCTCGCCGGGTCGAGCTTGTGGGCGGAGCACCACGCCTCGAAGGCGCGCCGGCGCGGCCCGGTCCACTGGAACCAGCCGTAGCCGCCGCGCGAGCCCTTCACCACGGGCTTGATCTCCTGGAGCGTCGTGAGCCCGAGGCTCTCGTGGCCGGCGTTGCCGAACACCGCCGCGGCCTGGAAGTCGGCGAGGGCGAGGTCCCGCATCAGGCGCGGGCCGTACTTGGCGACTTTTTGCTCGAACACGGGCATGGCGGGATCCTCGGGTGGGGGCGGTGGGCCTATGCTGTCATGCTGGCACACTACCCTAATTGCGTGCTGGCGTGGAGGCCCTACGGGTTGTGGGCCTGGACCGTGACGCCGTCGAGCTGGACGAGCACGTTGCCCTGCATCGCCTGCGTGGTGATGGCGCCGTACTGGTCGATCGTCAGGATGCTCGTCCCCCACGCGATCGCGCCGTCGATCGACGCCGCCGTGAACCGCAGCGGCATCGTGGGCGCAAAGGCGGTCGGCAGGAGGGCGACGATCGTGCCGGGGGTCATGGTGCCGTCCGCGATCGTGCCGGCGAAGCGGATCGACCCGTCCGTCATCGGCATCCAGAACAGCCCCTGCCGATAGGTCGGATCGGGCCCGCCGACCCACCCGTTCTGCAGGGAGAGCTGCTGGAAGACACCGTAGGTCGGGCTCGCGGCATCCACGGACACGCGCGACGCCGCGCGCGACACGCCGCCATAGATGACGTCGACGTGCTGCCGCTCGACGGCGTTCTGGGGCGCACCGACCGCCTTGAACAGGACGTGGGTGTCGGCGTAGGTGGCGGTGTTGGGTCCGAGCTGGCCGAAGCGCGCGTTGTTGACGGCGTAGACGCAGTCGACCCGGTCGTAGGCGTTGATGTTGTTGTCGCGCACGACCCAATCGGACGCCCCGTCCACGACGACGACGGCCGGGTTGGCCGACGATCCCGTGTAGTCGACCACCTGCTCCAGCTGGTTGGCGACGATTTTGACTTGCTGGCCGCCCTTGACGTAGATGGCACCGCCCGCCGCAGTGATGTTGTTGCCTTCGATCCGATGGGTCGCCGCGCCGACGATCGCCTCGTAGTAAACGCCGGTGTTCGAGCCCGAGATGATGTTGCGCTCGATGTTGTTGCTGTCGCCGGTCTGAACGAACTTCAGCCCGCCGAACAGGTCGTTGTCGCGGAACGTCGTGGCGAACAGGCCGCCGTTGGGGTTGGCGCCCGGGTCGTTGAGGTGGCGGATGGCGTAGTTGCCGGGGCCGGCGTCGGCGACGCCGACGTTTTCGACCAGCAACTTGGCGATGAAGCCATTGGTGTTGGTCGTATCGAGCAGGATGCCGTCGCCGCCGTAGCGCGTCACGCCGAGCACGCCGATCGCGAAGCCCCGCAGCACGGCGCCGCGGATGCCGCCGCCGTTGGTGTCGGGCTTGAGCATGACGACCGCGCGCGAGCCGGCCGTCGCCATCGGCAGCAGCACCGAGGCGCGCCCGTCGCCGACGAGCGACATCGGCTTGGTGATGCGCAGCAGGGCCTCGGGATCGAGCGCGTCCGGGCCGATCGTCATCACGCCACTCGGCAGGATGAGCGTGGCGCCGCGCAGCTGGGCCGCCACGAGCGCCCGGCGCAGGGCCGGGCCCTGATCCGCGCCGGTGTCGCCGATGACGCCGAATCGCGCGGCGTAGAGCCGGCCGGTGACATCGAGGACCACCGCGCCAGTGCGCTGCCAGATCCGGGTCTCGCCCGTGGCGGGGTCGCGGGTGACGGTCCACTCGCCGTCCGCAAGGTCGGTCAAGGCCGGCGCCGCCTTGTCGAGGAACCGCATGGCGCCCGGGTCGCCCTTGTCGCCCTTGTCGCCCTTCTGGCCAAGGATGATGGAGCCGGGGATCAGGGGGGTGCGGGTCATCAGGCGAACCTCGGGAAGGACCAGGCGCGCACGCCGGCCACGTCGCCCGTGCGGGCGTCGACGGTCGCGAGCGCGATGGCATTGCGGAAGCGGCGGCCGTGGAACTGCGCCAGGGCCGGATTGGAGTACGGTTTGGCCGCCTGCATCATCATCTTCGACAGCGTGCCGTCGACGAGCGCGGCGTAGTGCTTGGCGACGAGGTCGGCCGGCAGCCAGTCCGCGGGGGCGGTGTTGAGCGGCGAGGGCGTGAGCACCGCGACCAGGGCGAGCGGCGTGGCGAGGTCGTCGGCCTCCGGCGCGCCGTCGAGCGCGATCGTCCCCGCGCTGTAGACGATGCCGGCCGATTGCAGGGTGGCGTGGTCGATCGAGAGCGCCTCGACGATCTCGGTGCCCGCCGGCGTGACGGCGTAGACGGTCTGGCCCGCGACCAGGGGGACGGTAATGGTCTCGACCCAGGCGTAGGCGTGCCGGCAGAACTCGTCGATCGCGTTGAACAGCTCCAGGTGGATGACGCTGTCCTTGGCGCCGGGCAGGCGCACGCGCAGCACGTCCATGACCCGGTCGAGCGCGGTCGGGACGCTCAGCGCCGCGTTGGCGTCGCCGCGGGCGAGGACGAGCTGCTCGGCGTAGAGCGCCTGCTGGACCTGGGCGAGGTCCGGGTCGGTCCAGGGCTTACCCGACTGGGTAAGCAGCCGGGCCATCGTGCCGGCGAACAGCAGCCGGTAGTGCTGCTCCCACTGCGCCGCCGTGAGCCAGCTGGCCGGCGCGGCCCCGTGCACGGGCGGCGTCGTCTGCAGGGTGGTGCGGGTCAGGTCGTCGACGACGTTGAACAGCTCCTGCAGCAGGAGCGGGTCGTGGGCGAGCGGCACCGCGGAGCGCAGGTTGGCCAGCAGCCGGGCGTAGGCGTCGGGCGCCGAGGCGACCGCGGCGGCGGTCTCGCGCGCCCGCCCGTACAGCGCGGTCCAGGCATCGAGGTGGTACTTCGCCGCCTCGGCGCTGGTCCACGGCTGGGCGACCTGGGCGAACAGGCGCGCGAGCGTGCCGTGCACCAGGAAATCGGCGTGGGTGCCCCACGCCTCGGCCGACAGCCAGGCCGCGGGGTCGCCGCCGCTCGGCGGGGTGCTCTGCAGGACGTCGCGCGCCAGCACGTCGACCGTCTCGCCGAGCGCCTTCAGCAGCACGCTGTCGCGGGCGAGCGGCACCTCGGTGCGCAGCTGCACCAGGACCCGGTCCGCCGGACCCGTCAGGCTGACCGCGGACGCGGCGACGGCCCGGGTCCGCGCCAGCCCGGTGCCCCACGCCTCGGCGTGCTCCTGGGCCGCCGTGGGGTTGGTCCACGGCTGATCCACCATGGCGTAAAGGCGCGCCAGCACCCCGTGCCGCAGCAGGGCATTGTGCTCCAGCCACTGGCCATCGGTGAGCCAGTCCTCGATCGCCGCGCCCTGGTTGACCGGGATCTGCAGCACGTCCTGGCACAGCGCGACGATGACGGCGGACAGGTGGTGGATGATGAGGTTGTCCCGGGCCTGCGGGACGTCGGTGCGCAGCACCGCGCGCAGGCGCTGGTACTCGCTGGAAAACGTCTGCGTGCTGGCGTCGATCGTGCGGGCCTGCGCCAGCCCGGCCCGCCATGCCTCGTCACAGACCTGCGCCGCCGCCGCGTCCGCCCACGGCTGACCCGCCTGCGCGTAAAGCGCCGCCTTGGCGCCGTGCAGCACGGTCGGGTAGTGCTCGGTCCATTGCGCTGCCGTCAGCCACGTATCCGGCGCCGCGGTGTAATTGGGCGGCGTCGTCTGCAGGGCGTCGCGGGCCAGCCGGTCCGCCGCCTTGAACAGCGCCAGCTCCAACACCCCGTTGCGGGCCGCCGGGAAGGCCACCCGCAGTTCGGCCAGTCCCAACTCGGCGGGGCTGGCCACGCTCGGCGTCGCGAGGTTCGAGCGCGCCAGCGCCGTGCCCGCAGTCCAGGCGTCGAGGTGTAATTTTGCCGCGTCCGCGCTGGTCCACGGCTGGTCCACCAGCGCATACAGGCGGGCGAGCGCCCCGTGCCGCAGCAGCGCGTTGTGCTCCAGCCACTGCGCGTCGGTCAGCCAATCCTCAATGGCCGCGCCCTGGTTGACCGGAATCTGCAGCACGTCCTGGCACAAGGCGATGACGGCCGCCGACAGGTGCTCGACAATCAGGTTGTCGCGCGCCTGCGGGACGTCGGTGCGCAGCACCTTGCGCAGCCGCTCGTACTCGCTGGTGATCGACTGTGCGCTGGCGTCGACCGTGCGCGCCTGCGCCAGCCCGGCCGTCCATGCCTCTTCGTGCGCCTTCGCGGCAGCGGCGTCTGCCCACGGTTGCCCGGTCTGCGCATAGAGCCAGGTTTTGGCCCCGTGCAGCACAGCCGCGTAGTGCTCGGTCCATTGCGCCGCCGTCAGCCAGGCGGCGGGCGCCGCGGCGTAGCTCGGCGGAGTGACCTGCAGGGCGTCGCGCGCCAGCCGGTCCACCGCCTTGTACAGCGCCTGCTCCAGCACGCCGTCGCGGGCGGTCGGGAACGCCACCCGCAGCTCGGCCAGCGCCAGCTCGTCGGGGCTGGCCACCGCCACCTGCGCCAGGGTGGCCCGGACCTTCGCGAGGCCGGCCTCGAACTGCGTGGTGGCGATCGCGAAGGCGGCGGCGTCCGCCCAGGGCTGACCGGTCTCGGCATAGAGCCACGCCTTGGCTCCGGCGAGCAGGGTCTGGTAGTGCTCGGCCCAATCGCCCGCCGACAGCCACAGGTCGAAGGTGACCGCGTTCGCGTCGGGCGGCGTCGTCTGCAGGGCGTCGCGCGCCAGCCGATCGACGGCCTTGTACAGCGCCAGCTGCAGTACGCCGTCGCGGGCGGTCGGGAAGGCCACCCGCAGCTCGTTGAGGATCTGCCCGGCACCGCTGCCGGTCTTCGGCGTCGCGAGGTCCGCCCGCACCTTGGCCTTCAGGCTGGTCCAGGCGTCGAGGTGGTACTTGGCCGCGTCGGGGTTGGCCCAGGGCTGGGCGACCTCGCTGAAGACGCGCGACAGCGCGCCGTGCAGCAGGAGGTCGTAGTGCTCGGCGTAGAGGTCCGAGGTGAGCCAGGCATTCGGGTCGCCGCCGGCCGGGGGGCTGATCTGCAGCACGTCCCGGCAGAGGGGGTCGACCGTCTCGAACAGGGCCTTGGTCAGGATGTTGTCACGGGCGAGCGGCGCCTCGACGCGCAGCTGCTGCAGCAGCCGGTCGGAGACGGCGGTCATCGGCGCCGCCGTGGTGGCGAGCGCCTTCAGTCGGGCGAAGCGCAGCGCCCGCTCGTCGGCGTGGTACTTGGCCGCCTCGCCGCTGGTCCAGGGCTGCTGGGTCTGGGCGTAGAGCCGGGCCAGCGTGCCGTGGAACAGCAGCTCGCGATACTCGATCCACTGCGGCTCGGTCAGGCGGGAGGCCAGCGGCAGGCCGTGATCCGGGGCCTGACCGAGCAGGTCGGTCGCGAGCAGGTCCACCTCGTCGGCGAGATGGACGAGCAGGACAGGGTCGCGCGCGGACGGCAGCTCGGTGCGCAGCAGCGCCCGCAGGTGCTCGAACTCGTTGGCCGTGGCCTGGGCCGGGGCGTCGACCGTGCGGGCGCGGGTGAGCCCGGCGGAGAACAGCTGGCCGTGCGCCTCGGCGAGCTGCGGGTTGCTGTAGGGCTTGCCGGGCTGGGCGAACAGGCGCGCCAGCGCGCCCGAGAGCACGAGGTTGCCGTGCTCCAGCCACTGCGCGTCGGTGAGCCAGGTGCCGAGATCCGCGGTCTCGTCGGTGGGCGCCGCGATCTGCAGGGCGTCGCGGCAGAGGTCGGAGACGGACTGGATCAGCGCCAGCCGCATCACCCGGTCGGCGCCGCCGGGGATCTGCGCCTTGACGCTGTTGAAGATGGCGTCGGCGATCGCGCTCATGCGCTCGCTCCCGTGAGCCGGGCGAGGAACGACGCCATGAAGCCGGCGGCCCGGGAGCCCTCGGCGGCCTCGGCGTCCACGGCCTCGGCATAGCCGACGACGAAGTGGACCAGCGGCAGGTGGTAGGTGTCCGGGATCGCCGTCATGCCGGCAGCCAGCGCGCCCGGCGAGGGCGCGGTGGTGCCGATGAACAGGTCGGGGCGCAGCCGCGCCATCTCCGAGCAGCCGATTTCGAGCGCGGTGAGCAGCGTCACGTCGTCGAAGCGCTGCGGAGCGCGGGTATCCTGCAGCAGGATCCGGGCGGCGCTCACGTAGTCTGCGGCGGTCGCAAAGCTCATCGGGGGCCTCGAATATGCGGGTGGCCCCTTACCCGCCGGGTAAGGGGCCGATCACGATATCATGCCAGCGTACTGGCATGACAGCTATTAGGGCGTGACGATGGCCTGGGCGAGCGCGGTGCCGTCGAGCACCTTGTACCCGTACACCTGCAAGCCGCGCAGCAACGTCCCGAAGGTCTGCTCGGAGCGGATCGTCTCCATCTTGGAGACCTGGCTCGCGAAGGTCAGGCCGTGGCTGTGGCCGGCGAAGATCGGCCACTCGCCCGCGGCGAGCCGCCCGGCGATGCCGGTCGAGGCGCTCGTCGGCAGGAGGTTCGACACGTAGAGGGTGAAGCGGTCGATCTGACCGAGCCGCCCGTTGCGCAGCATCGAGACGCCGTCGCCGGACAGCCCGGCGTTGCGCAGGTCCGACTGCTTGATCATCGTGCCGACCCAGGCCGGCATCACGATCCAGCGCCCCGATTCCGGGATGTTCTGCTCGTCGAGCGTCTGGCCCAGCCGGGTGATGAGGTCGATCACCTCGACCTCGCCCACGCCCGGGTTGCGGGCGGCGAGGTTGAGCGGGGTGGTCGTCGCGCCGAGGTTGATCGAGCCGGTGATCTTGCCGGCCGCGGTGCCACGGTTCTGCGCCGCCGCGCCGCCGAGGATGCCGAGCAGCACCTCGGTGTCGATGACGATCTTCATCTGCTCGGCGGCATCGTCCGACCACATCGACATCATGTTGATGTCGGACTGCACTTCCATCACGTCGTCCTGGACGAGATTGAAGTACTTCGCCTTGTCGATCGTCAGCTCGACGAGGTTCGAGGACGGCCGCTCGACGGTCAGCGCCTGCTCGGCCGCGTAGTCCTTGATGGTGATCGTCGGCTTGGTGCGGATCTTGACCTTGTCGCCCTGCGACTTGATCTCGCCCTCATAGTCGGTGTTCGAGATCGCCGTCAGCACAGTGCTGGCGTAGAACTTCTCGATAAGCTTGCCCGACCAGATTTCCGGGATGAAAACCCCAGAATACGCTGGGGAAGGGGCGGAGCCGGAATACGGCGTACCGACGGGAAACGACATGACAGCCTCGCGGGAGTGGGGGACGACACCTCCACTCCCGCGTCAGCCGGCGAAGTAGAGGTGACTAGATCAAGCGCCCTTCCGCAGTCGCATCGAAGATCTGTCGCTCGATGCGGTTCTTCTCGGCGTCGTTGCCGCGGTACTTCCCGCGATGAACGTCGGCGTAGAACTGCTGCACCTGGGCGCGCGTGAAGGTGGGCTTGTCGTCGGGGCCCTTGGGCGCCGCCGAGCGGGCTTTTCCGGGCGCCGCCAGGGCTTCCAGGGAGACCTTTCCGGGAGCAGGGGCTCGACCGGTCGGGGCCTGGGAGGTCTGCGGGGCCTGCGGGGCCGTATCTCTCAGGTATCCCTTGAAGATCGCGGCGACGCGCGCGGCGTTCCCTTGGGAATACGCCGCTTGTATCAACTCATTTCGAGATTGTCCAGAGAAGTCATCGACTTCTCCTAACCACTGCTTGAAGTTATCTTCTCGATTAACTTCGCGCCAGTTCGGGACTGCTTTCGTGAGGTCGTCGTAGAACCGCTCCTGCACGGTCTGCACCGTGACCTGCTTGACGGTGCCCAGCTCCTGCTCCAGCTCGGCGACGCGGGCCAGCGCCTGGGCGAGCTTCTTGCCGGCGACCTTGTCGACGACCTTCAGAAAGTCCTCGCCGTAGTCCTGACGCTCCTCGGGCGTCAGGTCCTCGAAGGTGTCCTCGGCGCGCTGGGGCCGCGCGGGCGCCTGCTGCAGCTGCATCGCGGCGATGACCTGGCGCAGGTTGGCGTTCTCGGACTGCAGGGTGCGGATGCGGCCGTTGGCGCCGGCGAGCTGCTGCTCCAGGGAGCCATTCTCGATCTTCGGCTTCTCGGGCGCGGGCTCGGGGGCCGCCGGGGGCTCCGGGCTTACCTGCTGGGTAACCGGCGCGGGCTCCGGGGCGGGTTCCGGGGCGGGCTCGGGCGGCGCCGGGGGCTCCTGGCCGGCCTGCATCTGGGCCATCAGGGCCTCGGCGCGCTCGGCGGCGGCCTTGGCGGCGGGCGGGATCTTGGCGTCGGGGTCTACGGGTGGGAGGTGCATCAGAGCTTGCCTTGCAGGGCACGGAGACGCTCGAACCGCGCCGGGGCCTCGCCGAGCACCTTGAGGAGGTCGCGCAGCGACTGCGCACGTCCCTGGGCGGTCGGCAGAAGCTCCAGCGCGGCGCCGAGCATCCGGTCGCGCGCTTCGGTGGAGTGGGCGTCGAGCGCGGCCAGGAACTCGGACCACGCCTCGGGGGACGCGGCCCGCAGGCGCATGGCGGCGCGGACGAGGAGGGCTTCGGTCTGGTCGCTCACGCGAAGTCGTCGGGCTGGTCGCCCGTGTCGCCGAACGAGACGCTCGTCTGCGGGACGTTCGCCTGCACGCGACCGCGCCGGCCGGTCGAGGGCGGGCGCTCGGGCTTGAACTTCGGGGTCTTCACCTCGCGCCCGTCGAGCAGCGAGGAGATGGTGGCGCCCGCCCCCTTCTTGTACGTCGACAAGTAGGCGTTGCGGGAACGCTTGATCGCGGACGTGGCGACTTTGGGCGGGCGCATGGCGGCTAGTACGGGTTGCCGTTCTCGTCGCCGCCGTAGGGGCGCTTGCGCCCGCCGCCCTTGACGGACGGGGCGCCGCCCTTGCCGGTGGTGCCGGCGGGCTGGGCCGAGGCCGCCTGCTTGCCGAACATATGGCCGTTGCCGCCCTTGGCGCCGAAGCCGCCGGAGGCGCCCTTGGCGACCGCGGTGCCGCCGGGCTTCTGGGCCCCGGTGTGCTGCTCGTTCAGCATCTTGCCCGAGCCGCCCTTGATGAAGGTCGGCGAGGACTTCGAGAGCTGCTTGCTCTTACCAGACTGCATCTTCACGGGATGGGTCTCCTGGGGTGGTGTGCTGGCGTAATAGCATACCAGCATGATTGCTCGAATGGGTTGCCCCTACCGCAGCGAGAACGACACGCCGTCGAGCTGGACGATCACGTTCCCGCCGAGGCTCTGCACGCTGATCACGCCCGCCGTGTCGACGATCAGCACGCCGAGCGCCCAGGCGGCCCCGTCGAAGACAACGACGGGGATGCGCATCGTCGTGGCCGGGTGGTAGGCCGCCGGCAGGACCGCGATGACCGTACCGGGGGTCGTGGTGCCCCCTGAAATCGTGCCGGCGAGCCGCACCGTGCCATCGGCCAGCGGTGCCCAATACAGGCCCTGGCGAAAGCTCGGGTCCGCCCCGGCGACCCAGGAGTTCTGCAGGGAGAGCTGCTGGAACGTGGCGCGCAGCACGTTGGCGGTGCCAGCCTTGAGGGTCTGGGCCTGCGCCGAGGCCGTCAGGAGCAGGGCGAGCAGGGTGGCGGCGAGGGCGCGCATCAGACCACCACCACGACGGAAGCCGTCGTCCCCGTCTGACTGCGCGCATAGACGTTCTGGCCGACGTACCCGGCGTCGAAGCTCTTTTCCGGGGCCGCCCTGCCGACCACGAACGCGGGAATCGCCTCGATGCCGGTGGTCGACGGTGCCGCCGTGTCGACGACGAGGTGCACGCGCCCCCGCTCGACCTGGAGCGTGAGCGGCGCGGCGCCGAGGTTCGTCCAGGCGGAATCCGTCAGTGTGGCTCGTGTCGTCGGCATCCCTGCTACCCTCCCATACCGCGCATCGCGGCGGCGTCCTGGACCCCGAGATCCGTGTTGGCGGGCTTGGGCAGCGGCGCACCGCCACCCGGGCCCGGCCCGTTGCCCGGGGCGTTACCCGGCGGGGTAACCCCGCCCGGCGCGGCCTGGGCGTTCATGACAGCCTGCTGCTGTGCCAGCATGCTGGCAATCTGGTCGTCGGAGGGCACGATCTCGCCCTCGATCCCGACCTCGTCGAGCACCGCGCGCAGGAGCTTGGCCCGGCCGGGGATCCCGAGGATCTGCATGTCGATCGGGTTGGCGGTCGCCTGCAGGGCCTCCAGCTGGCGCTGGCGGTTGGTCTCGCGCTGGACCGCCACCTCGACGCCGCGCACCCGGATCGATTCGTCACCGCGCAAGAGCCCGCTCTCGTCGGTCAGCATGACGTAGTCGTAGAGCATCTGCAGGAGCGGCTGCAGGATGTCGCGGTCGACGTTCGCCGCCACCGTCTGCAGGATCTTCGAGGCGTTGCCCATCAGCATCGCCAGGCCGGACGCCGTGCGGCCGGCGCCGCCGACCCGGTCCGAGCCGGTGATGTAGCGCGGGATGGCGCTCAACTCGTCGGCGATCTGGGTCCACTGATTGTAGACCGTCATCAACTCCTGCGAGTTGCTGTTCGGCTGGAAGAAGTAGATCGGCTGCAATGACCCAGGGTTCGGCTGCATCGGGTCCGTCTGCACGAACCACCTTTTCCAGGGGTACATCTCGGCGCCGTTCTCGCCGTTTGCCAACTTCGACTGGTCGACGACCACCTGCGGGCCGGACGCGATCGACAGGTTGTTGACGAGCGCGCGTAAGGTGGCGTTGCAGACGTTCTGGACGTCGCCGAGGATGTCCGGCAGGGCGTTGCCGACCGGCGTGCCCGGGACCTTCTCGAAGCTCGTGATGAAGTAGGGGTGGCGCTTGCGGGGCGACGGCGAGATCTGGACCTTGATGACGTGGCGGCCGATCAGCCACGCCTGGACGAAGTAGTCGAGGTCCGGGTCCTCGATCCCGTCCGCTTCGGTCAGGCCCCAATCCTGCAGCATCGAGCCCTGGACCGAGCCGTGGTACTCCAGGCAATCGATGATGT